TTCATAAAATCCTGCATCCGCACGCCACCGCCGCGCGACTGCTCAACGACCCGTTGGACGTCCTGCAACGGGGTGCGGCCGGTCACCTGTGCGATGGCCTCAGCCACCGTCAGATCAACGCCCCTCGACCGTGCGGCATCCATCAACCGCTGCGTCATCTCGACCTGAGATGGATCAAGCCCCTCCAGCGCATCGCGGGCGATGGACGACGACGTGGCGGGAAACGCGCGAACCTGCCCAGCGAGCAACGGAAGACCGACGCCAGCGACGACGCGCCCAGCCTGTTCGTAGGGCGTGCCCTCAAGCGCCTGCCCGGCGGCCTCGGCACCACCGCCACCAAGCGCGCCCATGATCACACCACCAGCGCCGAAGGGCGAACTCGCCATCCCCTCAACCGCCCCGGCTGCGATCTTCCCCGGTGCGCTTTCCGGGCGACGGTTCATCTGGAACCCCAACTTCCCCATGAACCCGGCGACGTCTTCCGGGGTGGGGAGAAGGTTCTTCACCTCGTAGGCGGGAGGGAGGCCCGTGGCGGCTTCCATGCCAGCATTCGCCCCGGAGCGGACGAGCGACTCAACTGACCCAGGAAGGCCGATCAAGTTGGCGATGCCCCGCAGGGCCGCCTGAGACGCCAAGTCCTGTGCGTTTACCGCCGTTTCGGCACCGGAGACGATGGCGGCCTTCGCCCTGTCACCGCGCGACGGGATAAGATCCGCGAAGTCGTCGCCGGGGATCAGGTCATCGAACTCGCCAGCCATCACAGGTCTCCCGGAGGCTCAATGCCCATATCCCGCAGGCGCTTGGCGATAGCGTCCCTTTGAGCCCCGCGAGCAATAGCGGCACGAGCGCGCTTGATGACGTCTTCTTGCTCGGGCGTGTAGGACGTGGCTGCTGGGCGCGGCTGCTGCGCGGCCAGGGCATCGGCTGCCGGGCGCTGCGTCGTCAGAAGGTTGCGCTGGCGCGTCGTGAGCGGGTCGCCCAGCTTGGACAATTCCTCAGACACAGACACCGGGTCGGGCACGTTCCCGTTCTTCCGCGCGTTGTCGCGGAACACCTGCGCCACCTTGCGGTCGTACTCGTCCAACTGCCGCATCATGCCGAGGATTGCCCGGACGCCATCCGGGGTGTTGGCGAGGGTCGGGATCTGGTTGCGGATGATGGACCGCTCGTTCTCCGTGATCTGGCCTTGCCCCTTCGGCGCCACCTCAAGTTCAAGGCGGGCTTGGAGGGACTTGAAGACCTCGGCGTCGGACAGATTGCCGCCCACCTTGATACCGAACACGTCGTCCAGCAACTTGGACGCATTCAAGCGCAGCTCCGCCGTCGCGCCGGGCTTGAAGCCGTCGATGGCCTGTTCCATGCGATCGTAGAACTGAGCGCGGCGATCGGCAGAACGCGCGGCCTCCTGCGCGACGCCGAACTGAGTGGCGGCGTCGGTGTATAGCTTCTCTGTCCCCTTGCGCTCGCCGGTCACGGTCACGTTGGTCGAGGCGGGGGCGGGCCGATCCCCGAGACGGCGCCCGAGGCCCGTGGGGCTGTTCGGGTCGCGCTCAAACACGCCTTGTTCCGTCGTGACGGTGGTGGGCGCCCTCGGCGTCTGCAACGATGCTGCTAGGTACGTGCGCCCCGCGCCATCGGGGTCTGCCAAGATGATCTGCTTCTGTGCGGGCGTCAGTTTGGTGTCGGATTCCAGCGCCGTGCGGAGCGATTGCCGCGTGGCCCGCTGTTGTTCCCCCGCCGCAATCTGCCCGCCGATCTGAGCCTTCTGGACCAGTTCGCGGACGTTCTGGTTTCCCGTCTTTTCGACGTTGGCAAGGGCGGCCTGCCCGGCTTCTCCCACCGCTCCGAAGAGGGAGGGGGACCGGGATGCCAGCATTCCCAGACCAAGCTGAAGCAACAGGTCGTAGGGACGTGCCGCGCGGTCGCTCTCGACGGCTTCCTGATAGGCTTCCGTCGTGAGCTCTGGGAAGACGGCGGGGGCCTTCCGGCTCCCGCCCCCGCCCTTCAGTGCGGCGAGGAACCTTTCCATGCGATCTTCGGGCGTATCGCCAAAGTCAGAGATTTCGGCGTCATCAACCCCAAGAATCATGCCGGTCATGTCTCACCTCAATCGCGAAAGCCGGGAATGCCGATGCCGTCCTTGCCGAGCCACCCGAGCCCTCGCGGCCCGGCGATGCCGACGCCGGTTGCCGCTCCGCCGATCAACTGAGACAGAAGCGAGGCCCCCGGCTGGTTCGTCGTCGTGCTGCGCTCGTAGGGCGTGCCCTGCAAGGCCGACTGAAGGATCTGGAGATTGCGGATCGGCCAGTCCCGAGCCTCGCGGAAATCTCCATATTGCGTGTCAAAGATCCCCTGCGCGATGCCACGCTCCTGCCCGCCGAGCGAGTTGAGGAGTTGGATGATCGACGCGTCGTTCCCGAAGCCCGTTTGCCCGAGGTTCGCGAGCGTCGTGGCCCCGGCAATGTCCCGGCTCGCCCCGGCGTTGTTGATCTGTTCGAGGAGCTGGCTAATCTGCAATCCTCGGTTCTGTTCCTGATTGAACTGCTGCTGACCGCTCTCGAAAGCCTGAGAGGCGACCTGTCCGACCTGTCGCTGCGTCTGGTCGCGCTGTAGCCCTTCCGCCACCGCCTGACGGGACCCGCCGAACGCCCCGGCCTTGGCCGCACGCGCGCGGATGTCGTTAAGGCTCCGGTCCCCCGTGCGCTCGATTTCCCCGAACACCGCGTCCATGTACGGGTTCATAAAGGCGGTCGTGTCGCTGTCCTTGAACCGCTGGCCGGAGGCGAGCGCGACCGGCATGGCCCCGCTCTCTCGGCCCGTGGCCCCGCGCACCATCCCCGCCGCTTCGGTGAGGAACGGATTGCCCGACATGCCACCAGCCTTGGTGCGGGCGTCCATCTCCATCGGCGTGAACCCCGCAACGCGAGGCCCGGTGTACTGAGGTGGCGTGCCGAGGTTCGACGGCCAGTTTCCCGCCGCGACCTGTTCCGCCGTCTGGAAATTACGGCGGCCGGCGTCGGTGACCCAATCGGGGATGCTCTGCGTCTGCGTGGCGGTCTGGCGGCCGGTGCCGAACAAGTTGTCGAAGATGCTCATGTTCACCCCCAGAACCCAGGATCGCCGCCCATGCCCGTCGAATCGCGGGACACGGCGTCGATCGAATTGCCGACAGCATCGGTCGTGCGGTCGCCCGCATCGGGCACGCCGCCTTCACCCATCTGGTTTTCGTTGACGCCCCACTGATTGCCCTGCGCCTGTAGGGCCGCTTCAAGCATCTGCTGGTCAATGGACGTGCCGAACATCCCGAAGGGGCTGGCCGCGTTGGCGAACGCCGATCCTGACGACAAGGCGTTGGGGATGCCGAGCGACGCGAGGTCCGACCCCGCGAGGTTCATCCCGCGCGTCGTGTCCACCCCGGCGCCCATGAGGGAGCCGATCAGGCCGCCCATCATTCCGCCGGCCATCTTGCCCGAGGAATAGTCGTAGATCGGCCCCTGACTGACCGCGAGGGGATCGCGGCTGTACGAGGGTCCACCCATGCCCATGTCTTCCGCGCCCCGCGTTTCGGGGATCGGCATCTCTACCTTGGGGAGCGCGGCGGCGACTTCGGGCTTCGGCTCCTCGCGCGCGGGCATCGCGGGCGCATAGCCTCTCACCCGGTCAGCCCCGAACAAGCCGACCAGCGTATCAAGCAGGGTTGCCATGGATTACCTCCGTCCGCCGGCCGGCTGGACTTCAAGCTGCACCGCGCCGAGCCGCCAAGTGGTCGAGGCGTCGGGCAGGCTTTCGATGCGGATGCGGACTTGTCGGGCTGGGACGCGCATCGTCACGTCCTCCGTCGAAGGGCCGGCTTGGAACGGGCCTTCCGTCGTCTCGCTGCCCTGCGGCTTGTCGCGGGTGAGCAAGTAGAGGTTCACCCCGACCGCCATGCCCTTAAAATCCGGCACCCACCGGAAGACGTCCATCAGGGGCTCGCCCTCGCCCAACTCGACGGGGCTGCTTTCGATGAAGACTTCCGAGTATGGCGCGCCGTTGTCGCCGGTCCCGCTCTCCATGAAAAACAGGTTCCCGTCGTCGGTTGCAGCGATGGGGTTCCCGACCCCGATACGATCCGCCCATGCGGTGAGATCAAACGACCCGATGGACCATTCGCCGCTGACATAGTTCCACGTCACATAGCGGGAGCATTCAAGGTTCGCGGTCCCCGTGGGGTACAGCGTCCAGAGTTCCGCGAACTGGCTATTCGACCCCGTGTAGATTTTCGCCTCTTGGACGGGGGAGAGCGTGTCGAACACGAAGTCCCGCACCGGGCAGTCGATCGCCCTCGGAGCCGACCCGTCGTATAGGAAGAACTGCCGGCTAGTCCCGACCCAGAACGATCGCCCATCCTGTTCCGAAAACGCACGGGGGCCGATGATCCCGCATTCCGTCCCGAGGGGGACGAAGGAGAACACGAACGTCCCCTCACCCGTGTAGCGCATGGCGTAGAGCGCCCGGTCGGTCCAGATCAAGTTCTGACCCACCGATGCCTTCCCGCAAATTCCCTCCGACCCGATGGCGAGCGTGAAGTCACCGGCCTGATTGGTGTCGCTGGCCGTCCACGTCGTGTTGTCTTCCTGGTCCGACCACCGGACGAGGCGGGGGTCGTAGACCGAGGACAGGTTCGTGGACCCTACACACACCACATGCCGTTCCGGGGTGACGAACATATAGCCGATCTGAGCCGGGGCGTTGCTTACCACCGCCGCCCGCTGGGACGGGTTCAACTGCCATTCGAAAAGTCCGTCGTATCGGGGATTGGCGAGGAGGTATTCGCCCCACGCCGCGAGGCTCCATGTGCGGGCCTGGTTTTCCTGCGCCGAACCACCAAGGCCGAAGCCGCCAGAACCAAACCCACCCACACCGAACCCGCCACCACCAAGGCTGTCGTCGTTCCCGACGCCGATTTCCGCCTTGATCTGGACCGTCGTGGACCCGCCCGAGGACGAGGCGTTCGCCGTGCCCGCCCCGGTGAGCGTGAAGGTGTTGGCGGTCGGGACCGTGCCCACGGTGTAGCTTTTGAAGTGCCGCGCCACCACCGATGCGCCCCCGCCCGTGGCCGAGGACGTCGCGACCGACGAATGATAGATCAGGTACACGTCCGTCGTCAGGACCGTGATGGTGTAATCGCCCGAGATGGTGATCCCGCCGACCGCACTGGCACCGGAGAAGTTGACAATCTCCCCCGTGGCGAAACCATGCGAGGTCTGCGTCACCTCCACCGCCGCCGAGTTCGCGAGCGTCGTGAACGGGGAGGAAAGCGTGGCGTCGTCGCCGCCGATGGTGACGTTGTTAATGGCCCCGACGGGGGTGTGGAGATAGACGTAATCCCCCACCGCTAGGCCGTGCGAGGTCCAGGTGATCGTGACCGTGGACGAGCCGTTCGTCGTGGCGATGGGGTTCGTGCCGAGGGTGGCAGACGACCGGATGGGGGTGATATCGTAGAGCCGCCCGCCGTAGTAGGCGTAGAGCTTCTTCGACGTCCCCACCGCGCAATACGAGTTCCCGGCGTTGTCCGACCACGGGAACAAGGCACGGCACCGTCCGGTGAAAGTGCTGATGGCCGCCAACTCCCGCCCGCCGATAGGCTGGGGGAGGCCCCGGTAGAAGCGTACCTTGTCGCCGTCCGTCCACCGGGGACGTGAGGCGAGTTCCGTCTCGTCCTTCACGATCCCCGGCTGGAATTGGAGGCGAGCGTAGGGCATTAGACAAGGCCCCGCGTCGGGATGCCCATCTGCGGCATGGACCGGCGGGTGGAATAGTTCCGGCCGAAGGGGGATGCACTGATCGGGTTGCTCATGGCCGAAGTCTGTTGGCCCGTGACGGCACCGGACCCGAACTGACCGGGGGATGCGCCGAAGAGGTCGGTGAACTGGTTATTGCGCGGCATGGCGCCGAAGCCGGGACCACCGCCGCCACCGCCCATCAACTGCCCGAGGATGCCGCCGAGCCAATCAGGCGGGCCGCCACCCATGCCCCCGGTGTTGCGCGGGGTCCAGTCAGGCGGCCCCCATACCGCTGACTGGAACGGATTGACATTGGGGTCCTGATACCCACGACCCGTCATGCCGCCGGGCTGCGCCATCGGGGGCTGCATCTGTCCCGGCGCAATCGGCTGCCCGCCGACCGTCTGTGTGAACGCCGGGCCCTGACGCGCCGCCGCCGCGTTAAACCCTGCGGGATTAAGCCGGGGGTCATCAGGCGACAGAGACCGCCGCATATCGCCGTGCCTGTCCGAAAACTCGGGCGTGGCGAGAAGCGCGTTCCGGTAGTCGTTGATGCTCCCGCCGACGTTGTTCCATGCCGCCAGATCGGAGGCTGGCGCGTCGCGGCCCAAAATCTCGCGATACTGCGCATTCAGTTGGTCCTGCGTCAGCATGTCAGCCTCCGTTCACGATTGCGCGCAGGGTCGCGCGGCGTTGGACCCATGCGGTGTAGCGGGCGGGCATTTCAGCCCCGGCGGCGAGGTCCTCGATCCACCGGGGCTCGAATTGGCCGTCCGTGATGGCGAGCGCGGCGCGGGCCTGATCGGCCGTCATGGGCGGGGGATCGCCGCAGGTGTAGGTGGCCGTGGCGCTGTCCTTCCCGACGGTCCACGACCGGGTGAGCGTCACCTTGCCGTCGGGGGGCAAGACGCCGGCATCCGTCGCGGGGAGCGCCGTCAGCGACCCTAGGACGAGGCGGCCGGTCGGCGCCACGCTCGGCGGGCTGATGTTGTGGCCCCGCGCGTAGAGCATCGCCGCGACCGCCGCGGGGTTCCAGCCGGACAGTTCGGCGACGACCGCGCCGTCCTCGATGATGACGTGCATGGTCATGTGGCAATCCCCCCGACGTCTTCTGCCCAGATACGGTGATGGACGATCTGGCACACGTAGGCCGGGATCAGCCCGTAATGCGCCGCGATGTCCTTCTGCATTTCCCCGGCAGCCCACCGCGCGCGGATGTCTCGCGCCACTTCAATACTCAGGTGGACGCACCGCCGGTTCCGCTGCTGCATTTTGCGGGTCGCCCATCGAACATTGTCCGGCTCATAGCCCCGGTCATTGTCGATACGGTCAAGCGACA